GGGCGTGGCGGGGCTTGGCGAGACCAGGCGGGGCGGTCTGGGTCGGGCGAGGCGTGGCGCGGCGCGGCGGTGCCGGGCGGTCAAGGCGAGGTTGGGCATGGCGAGGCGGGGCGCGGCAAGGCGGTCAGGGCGAGGCAAGGCCGGGCAAGGCTAGGCGGTCATGGCGAGGCAAGGCCGGGCAAGGCTAGGCGGTCATGGCGAGGCATGGCTTGGCGAGGCCGGGCTAGGCGGTCGGGGCTGGGCACGGCTAGGCAGGGCGTGGCAAGGCAGGGCGAGGCGGTCAGGGCGAGGCGGTCAGGGCGAGGCGTGGCCCGGCTGGGCGTGGCGAGGCGGTCGAGGCGGGGCGTGGCACGGCAAGGCGGGGCCAGGCACGGCAGGGCGGTCAGGGCTTGGCGAGGCGAGGCGCGGCGTGGCAAGGCGGTCGGGGCGTGGCGAGGCAAGGTCAGGCAGGGCGGTCAAACGCCATTGACACGTTTATTCTGTCGAATATCTGTTGACAGTATATGGGCGCCGTGCCCAAATGCAATGGCCGCGCAAACGCGGCTAAAGGAAAAATCTTGTGAATAATCGCGTCACCCTGGCGCAGCTTAACAACATGCCAAGTGATCAGGTCAATGACCTATCATTTGAGCAAGTTGCTATGCTGCTAGAAGATGTGGCAGACCTAAAAGCGGAAACCGACCGCGCTGCCGAACTGCTGCATGCTACCATGTGCCACCGTTTCCTGCCCACCGCTGCAACGCTTCGTTGCAGCGCAGGCAAGGACACCGGCACCGTGTCCCTGCTTAATGGAGCGTTCATCATCCGCGCAGATTTGCCCAAAAAGGTGGAGTGGAACGAGGCCGAGCTAATTCGCATTGAAGCCAAGCTAGCCGCGACTGGTGAGCCGATCGAGGACTACATAAAGGTAAAGCGCACCGTCGCCGAAGGCGCCTATGCAAAATGGCCGTCGTCGCTGCGCGCGACCTTTGAGCCGGCCCGCACCGTCTCTGCCGGCAAGCCGACTTTCAAAGTTGATCGCGTCGGCGCGAAGCGAGGCGCGTGATGGCAATCTCTCTTGCATCTCTGAAACGTCGTTCGGATCGCAAGCCACCTCGCTTGCTGGTCTACGGCACCGCCGGCATCGGGAAAACAACGCTCGGCACCTCCGCGCCGAAACCTGTGTTCATTCAAACTGAGGATAGCGAAGTAGGCTGCCCGACCTTCGGTTTGCTGCGCGCCTATGCGGAAGTGATGGACGCCATGGCCGCCCTGGTCGGGGAGGACCATGATTTCAAAACTGTGGTGCTGGACAGCCTAGACTGGCTTGAGCCGTTGGTTTGGCACGAGACGTGCCGAGTCAACAACTGGACCGATATCGAAAAGCCCGGCTTTGGCAAAGGCTACGTTGCGGCGTTGGACACATGGCGCGTGCTTCTGGACGGCTTTAACGCTCTTCGGGACGAGCGCGGCATGACGGTTGTGCTTTTGGCACACTGCGAGATCAAGAGGTTTGATAGCCCGGAAACGGAACCCTACGACCGGTATCAGATCAAGGTCCAGAAAGCCGCCAGCGCTTTGGTGCAAGAGCATGTCGATGCAGTGCTGTTTGCGAATTACCGGGTGAGCACGGTCAAGACCGATGCCAGTTTCAACAAGCGCGCGGTGCGCGGCGTCGGGGTGGGTGATCGATTGCTCTATACAACCGAGCGGCCAGCTTTTTTGGCAAAGAACCGTTTTGCGTTGCCTGATAGTCTGCCGCTGGATTGGCAGACGTTGGCTGCCGGCATCCCTTTTTATGCAAATCAAACTCAGGCGGCCATGCCCGCCGATGAGGAGTAACACCTATGGCCGATCTCAGCGTCGTCTTTGACGGACAATCTTTTGACGCTAACAACGTCGAACCGTCACAGCCGCGCGAACTCCTGCCTCCTGGCAACTATATTGCGCAGATTATTGACAGTGAGATGAAAGAAACCAAGACGGGCGGGAAAATGCTAAAGTTGTCTTTTGAGATTACCGAAGGGCAGCATGCTAGGCGCCGTGTGTGGTCTAATCTCAATTTGGTTAACAGCAACGCAACCGCCGTTGATATTGCTCAGCGCGACCTCTCGGCCATTTGCCGCGCTATTGGCCAGTTGCAACTGTCGGACAGTGATCAGTTGCACTACCAGCCAATGCAGATCACGGTGGCTATTAAACCGCCGCAGGGGATTTACGAGGCGTCAAACGAGGTTAAGGGTTACGCGCCGTGTTCCGGCGCTAATCCGGCTGCGGCGGCTCCGATGTCGCGCGCCGCAGTTGTGCCTGCCACGTCTGCCGCCGGACGAACGACAGCGCAGCCGCCGTGGCGGCGGAATGCCTGATTATTGGCCGACAGGTAACTCCTGTCGGCCTGTCTACCTTGGAATAGGATCAGGTGTTATGGCGGCCATTCCTGCGTTTTCTACGCCCACGGTTTCCGCCATTTATGCGGCCTATGAGGCTGCGGCCGACACCGGCTGGCGCGAGCATCTCGGCGCCTCCCTGATTGGCACCGAGTGCAATCGTGCGCTCTGGTATTCTTTTCGTTGGGCAACCCGTGCGCGGCACACTGGGCGGCTGCTGCGCCTATTCGAGACCGGCAATCTAGCCGAGGCCCGCTTCGTCGCGGATCTCCGCCGCATCGGCGTTACCGCGCTTGATTTTGACCCAAATACTGGACGCCAGTGGACGTTGCGTGACGCCTCCGGTCACTTCGGCGGCAGCATGGACGCGGTGGCAATTGGGTTCCCCGAGGCACCAAAAACCTGGCACGTCTGCGAATTTAAGACCCACTCGGCAAAATCGTTTGCCGCTTTGGTGAAAGATGGTGTGGAAAAATCTAAGCCGGCGCACTGGGCGCAGATGCAGGTCTACATGCACCTCGCCGGGCTCGACCGCGCGTTCTACCTGACGGTCAACAAGAACACAGACGAACTCCACCAGGAGCGCATTCACGCCGATGTTGAGGTCGGACTACGCCTTCTCGCGAAGGCCGAGCGGATCATCACTGCGGCACGGCCGCCGGTGAGGATCAGCGACGATCCGGCCTGGTGGCAGTGCCGGTTCTGCGATCACCACTCCGTCTGCCATAGCGACGCGGTGCCTGACCGACATTGCCGGTCTTGCTTGCACGCCAGCCCGGTAGCCGACGGCGCATGGGACTGCGCGCGGTCGAACGTGGCGCTTGATACCGCCGCCCAGCGCACCGGCTGCGCCTCGCATCTCTACGTGCCAGACCTAGTGCATGGAGAGCAACTGGACGTTGGCGACGATTGGGTTAGTTACCGGATGCCGGATGGCACCGAATGGCGTGATGGGGTTCTTGGCTGATGGAACTCCGATCCTACCAGACTGAGGCAGTAAAAAAGCTCTATAATTATTTTCTTGATAAAACTGGCAACCCGTTGGTCGTTATGCCAACTGGGACCGGCAAAAGTTTGGTTATTGCCGGGTTTGCGCGCGAAGCGTTGGGTGCTTACCCGGAGACGCGCATCCTTGTTTTAACGCACGTTAAGGAGCTAATCGCGCAAAACTATCAAGCTCTGATGGATTTGTGGCCGCAGGCGCCAGCGGGCATCTACTCGGCGGGTTTGTCCCGTCGGGACATTGACGCGCAAATCTTGTTTGCCGGCATCCAGTCTATCCGAAAGCGCGCTCATCAGGTGCAGCGGTGCGACATTGTTATCATAGACGAAGCCCATCGGATTGGCCGTGCAGATATTGGAATGTATTATTCATTTATTCAAGAATTAGACGAAATAAACAATGGTTATCTAAAAGTGCTTGGTTTTACCGCTACGCCATATCGAATGGATAGCGGCTTATTGCATGAGGGAGACGACAGGCTTTTTACGGATATCGCCTACACCGTGCCCATGCTGCGGATGATTAAAGACGGTTATCTTTGCCCAGTTGTACCGAAGCAGCCTACAACTCAGCTTGACGTTTCCGGGGTAGGCACGCGCGGAGGCGAATTTATCGCCAAAGACCTAGAAGCTGCGGTTGATAAAGAGGAGACTACCGCCTCAGCGGTGGAAGAGATCGTCACCCTTGGCGCTGATCGCGGCTCTTGGCTGGTGTTTTGCTCTGGCGTTTCTCACGCTGAAAACGTGCGGAACGCAATTAGAAAGCACGGCATCTCAGCCGAAACGGTGACGGGTGGGACACCGGCGGCCGAACGCAATCGCATTTTGACTGATTACAAAGCGGGGCGTTTGCGCTGCGTTACGAACGCAAACGTGCTGACCACCGGCTTTGATGCTCCTGGAACTGATCTTATTGCCTTGTTGCGTCCCACTAAAAGCGTCAGCCTATACGTTCAGATGGTGGGTCGGGGCATGCGAATTGCTCCCGGAAAGGAAGATTGCAGCGTTTTGGATTTTGCCGGCAATACTTTTCGTCATGGGCCGGTTGATACCGTGGATGGACGAAAAAAAGAGAACGACGTACCCGGTGAGGCTCCATTCAAGTTTTGCCCGCAATGCGATGCTGAAAACCACACGGCGGCACGGTTTTGCGTGGAATGCGGTTACGAGTTCGTTTTTAAAAACGATGTTGATGTTAAAGCTGCCATGGACGCGCTGCTTTCGACGCAAAACAAAGCCCAATGGGTGCCCATTCAAGACGTGACATATGCCACGCATAGCAAGTTCGGCAAGCCTATTTCGCTGCGAGTTACATACCACAGCGGAATGCTCACTTACCCCGAATGGGTGTGTTTGGAACACACCGGATATGCCCGCTTGCTGGCGGTGAAATGGTGGATGCGCCGCAGCGAAACGCCCATTCCTAGCACGGTCGCAGAAGCCTTGACTGGCAATATCAAATTAAAAAAGCCGACTTTTATCCAAGTTAAGCCGGTTGGC